TATATTTTGCAGTGCAATAAGTGTTTTCAGCAGCAACACCATTATTCATCAGCTTATAGAAATGACCAGTATGAATGTTTCTGAACAAATCCCTTAACCCTTTAAGCTTTTCATGGTCATAAGGATAGCCAAAATACTTCATTGAATTCTTTTGAAATTCTTCTGATGTCACTGTAAAAACTGCATCATCAACACCCCAATCCAATTCCAGGGCTAATGCTGCAATGCCCCTGTCAGAAAGGGTTGCTGATGCTCTTGCTGCACTGACAAAATTAATATATGTGCCAGGCAACACTTTATTTTGAGTGACAAAAGTTCCACCACCAAGTGCCATGATTATTTCACCTTACCTTTCTCTTTGATTTTCATTAAGTTTTCAATCAGCCCATCAATTTGCTTCAATGTATATTGCTTATCATCTTCAAGCACTACATTCAAAGCATCTTTCCTATGACTGTATTTTTTAGATGAAAGTATCTGTTCCTTTGTGTATAAAGCTTCAGTTGTCTTATCTGTCTTGTTTTTGGCTGACATTAAATCACCCCTTTACATTGTTATTGACAGTTAATGTTTCCATTGGGTCTGCTTTTTCAACCTGCTTATAAACAAACATGTTATATTTCACGAAGAAATGAAGAACATCATCAACTTTTTCATAGTGCATTTCAGTTCCACGAACCAAATCACCATCCAATAGGGTTATATATTCAAGGGCATCAAATAATTTAGATGCCACATCCTGAATTTCTTGATTTCCCCCATCTTTAGAAGGGAAGTAATGTATATCAAAAGGATGTTCCCTGAAATACCTTACCCCAATCATTGGGCTTTGGGTTGGATTCAGAACAGCAATAAAAAAACAGGGTTCTTTCAATCCCTGCTTTACCGATTCACTATATATTCTTACCCCATCACCAAATACTTGGTTCAATTTGACTGAAATGCCATCAATCAAATCATTTACCATCAAAACATTCCCCCAAGTATTTCAATATTTTCTTTTCCAATATTTTGGGTGCTTGTGATTCAAGTTCATTTTCTGATATAGTCAGCATAAATCTACCTGGAACCCAACCCTTATGATTTCTTGTCCTATGTCCATATTCTACATAAGAAGCATAATGAACAGGGTTGATAATTTCAATTTGATACACATCACCCACCTTTGCAACATTTAAGGAATCAACATAAGCCTTTGCCCCTGGAACTGCACCTTTCATTGCTTCTTCTTCAGTTTTAGCAGTCCAGCCCCGCCTTAATGTTCCACCAGTTTTACCACTTGAAGGTTCATATTGTCCAACAGGTGTTCTTTTAATTACCTTTGCCAATAATCTTGCAGCAAGTTCCTTTGCAACTTCTTCACAAAAGGCTTGAAAATCATCCCTTTGTAGTTTATTCAACTTTTCTTGAAGATTTTTCAACTGTCTAAAGTCACAACCGCCCCATTTTCTTGCCATTAAGCCCACCCCTTAAATAATTCCAGGGTAATTTCTTGATGATTAGTATAAACAGCAGGTTCACCACTCTTTTCATAATCCACTGTTTTTCCATTTTGAGTAACCCTTATTTTAGAACCTGCTGGAATATCAATTTCATTGGAAATAAACAGTTTTGTAACCTGAACAACTTCAGCAACATTTTGATTTTCCAATGTTTGCTTTACAGTTGCAAAAGATAGTTTACAGGGCTGGTCTGTATAAATTGGAACTTCTTCAAATTCAGTTCTTTTGGTGATTGGATTTAATCTTTCTTCCCTGATGAAAACAGAACAGGTTCCTTTCCACAACATTTGAAGTGCTTTCTTATGACCTGTCACCATTTTATACACCTGTAAGCAGCAAATTTTCCTTTTCCATAATTCATCAGGTATAAAATCAATTCATCCAATCTTTCTTCAGGGGTTTTACTACCATCACCAATAGCAAAAGTTACACTTGTGTCACCTTCATGAATTTGCTTTACTGCTGCTTCTAAATCAAACCCTTCTAATTCTCCTCTTGATTTTTTATTTAGAAGAAATTCACCAACAACCATATCAACTGCTATTTCATAAAGTCCTTCAGGAATGGTATTAATGTTGCAATCAGCTTTGATGCTATTTTCAATCTTTTGGATAAGGAATTCAATCATCCAATTATCAGCTTCAGTAACTTCATATCCAAAAGATTCAAGCCTTTTTGTTACATCTTCCAACATCATTACCACCCCTTATTTCTTTTTCTTTGTAGTTTGCTTCTTTAGTTCTTCCTGTTCAACTTCTTTCTTTTCAGGTTCTTCCTGTTGTTTCTTTTCTTCCTTATTAGCTTTTTCAGCTAATTTTTTCTGTTTGACTTCCAGTTTTTTGAAATATTCTTCCCGTAATTTTTTAACCCTTCTTTCAAAAGCAGTCACTAACTTCACCACCTCTTAATGAAAAATCAGGAGGGTTTTTGGAAACCCTCCATCAATCAAATAAACAATTAATCAATCTTAAACTGGAATTTCACGATTCTAATTGCTTTTGGTTCATATACTCTTGACCAGTTAGCACCATCTTCCAATTCAGTGAAGCTTGGGAAGGCTTTTGCAACATTTGTTTCAGTCCACTTAACACCCCTTGGATGCAGTAATGGTAACCTTCTGTTTACAAGAATATCTTCACCAGCAAGAGATAAGCCATTTCTTACAACTTCAGTTTCCAAGATGTCAGGATGTGAACCGTTACCCCAAGCAATAGCCCCAGCACCAAATAAATAAGATACTGCAACACCCGTTTGAGTATCAAAAGGCATTGCATCATCAACAATTACCCTTTTACCCATGAAATAAGGAATTCTTACCTTTCCTTGGGATTCTTCTTTATATTCAATTAAATCATTCTTTGCTAAATAGGTTTCAACTGCTGAATTGAACATTACACCAGTTAAAAGGTCTTTAGCATCACCCATAAGCTGAACTGCATCCAAGAAAGTTCTACCACTTATCAGTGCAGCATCACCAGTTTCAGTTGAAATATCATGCACTTTTTCATCCATATTATCAGCAGCAAAAACACCATCAAGAATAGATAAAAGCATCTGCTGGTATTGTCTACTCCAATAAGCGGCAAACAAATCAGCAATAGCCTTCATTGGGTCATCACCTGAAAGCATAGCAGACAAGGCATTTGCACCATAAGATTTTGTCCATGCCATTTTCCTTGCAACATCCTTGTTAGCAGTAATCTTACCAGGTGTAGTTTCACCCTCATCATCCATAACTTCAGGGTCACCAGTCAAATCATCCCAAAATGGCATATTGATAAGGGTATTGGGTCCACTTGCCAATTCATCAAATTCTTTAGTGTTTTGTGCAATGCCACTTTGAATTAATGCAGAAAGTTCCATTGTTCTTTGAATAGAATAAGGTGTAAAAACTTCAGGTTGGATAATATCTTGAAGTCTTGTAGGCATATTAAAATCACTCCTTCTAATAAATTAATTACTCTTTGCAGCAGCTTGAAGCTGTCTTGCTAATTCTGGATTTTCTCTTAAGATTCTACCTTGTTCAGTAAGGTTAAAATGTTCCTTTGACCAAGGATTTTTACCAGTAGGAATTCCATCATTGGATTCCCCAGGCTTAAATCCCTTGAACTGTTGCTTATTTGAAGATTGAATGTTAAAAAGGAACTTGGAATCTTCATTTTCCTGCAACTGCTTAATCTGTTCATCCAATCCTTTCACATTACCATCTTCATCAAGTTCAACACTTTCAAGGTCAAGTAATGCTTTGGTTGCTTTGATGTTCTTTGCCCCTGAAGCAATCAATTTCTTTTCAACTGCATTATTAAGTCTTATTTGCTTCAATTCAGCTTCATATTTTTCTTTAGTTGCTTTGTTTTCCTTTTGAAGCTTTTCAATTTCAGCTTGCAGCCCTTCAGCATCAATTTTCTTTAGTGCTTCAAGTTGTTCATCCCTGGTTTTAATATCCTGTTCAAGCTTTTTCTTTGCTTCATTTACTTCATCAAACCTTGACTTGGGAATAAAACCTTTAAGATATTCAGCAAAGGTATCAGCAACCTTCTGTGCTATTTCTTCATCAAGTCCTAACTTAATTAAATCTTCTTTTTTCATATTCATTACCATCCTTTCAAATCACGTTGTTTTACATGGGTGACGAACCATGAAATTTGTCTTGTTCTTTAACGTCAACAATACCAAAATGACGAATTTTTACTTCAATGAATCAATCTTTGCTTGAATCATTCTGATATAAGCCTTATTATTTGAAACCCTGATATGACTTTCCAGCAACCAAACATTATTTGTTTTTGGAAGAAGGTTTCTTTCAACATTTCTTTTAACTACATAAGCAATTTCAAGCTTTTGAATATGGGTGTGTTTTTCAAAATTGGTTGGGTTATAGACAATAAAAGTTCCATTGTATCTTGACCTTTTAATTCTCAAAGTGTTACTTCTTTTTCATAGCATCACCCCTTAAATGCCCATAAAAAAGAAGTATCCACTATTCAGTAGATACTTCCTTATACATTAGATTTTCTTTTTCCCATTCTTCATACTGTTTCTTGATGTGGTCAGGGGCATCTTTCCTTAAATGCCAGCCATTTTCATCAACAATAATCCAATCCATGAAGTCAGGTTCTGTTGGTGTAGACATTAATTAACACCCCCTAATCTTTTCTTAACTTCCTTCAATACTTCAAAGCTAAATTGCAAAGGTTCATCACTTACAAGTGCATCCGCAACCGCTTGTGCCATTAATTCACTTCTGTTCTTTAATGCATATTTTCCAAGGTCTTTATAAGCTTCATAAGCTTCCCTTCCTACTGGGTTAATTCCCATGTTTTTAAGTGCAGCATCCGTAATGCTTTTTGCTTCTTTACTGGTATTCAATGTTCTTGCAAAATTGTTCCATTCAGAAATACTTAAAACATCCTTATTTAACCGATTGAACACAATTTGATGTTCCAAAGCATGTGCCAATTCATGTGCTGCAATATGTTGTGGGGTAATGCCCTTAAAATGAAAGTTCTTTTTAACATCTTTTTCAATAGATGCAAGTAACTTTTCTAGGATGTTTTCTTTATGCCCCATGTTACTAAATTTCAAGGTTCTTTTTATTTTTACCTGGTCAGGGGCAAGTCTAATCATTTCTGCTGAAAACTGCCCATAAAAAGATTTTGCCTTGGAAACCTTAAATTCATCAATAAAACCTTTTAACTGTGGGAATTCATTTAAGGTTTTGAACATACCTTCATTTAATCTATTAGCAGTGTCCAAATCCATTCCCTTATAACTTACTTTAGAACCAAGCATATCTGTTGCAAAGGCTTCAGCTTCTTTCAAATCTTTTGCTGCAACAAATACATTTTTAATTATTGTATCAATAGGAAGTATTTCCTTCAATCCAGCTTTAGAACCACCATCAACAAAAGCCTTTTTCCAATCCTTATATTTCATATTGCTGGGAACATAGTAAGTCTTACCTGTTTTTTCATCCCTTGCTGCTCTTTCCCCATAATTATCTTCAAAGTAGGGAACAGTAGTTGTTCTACACCATGGATGAAAGGGGGGTGCTGTAACACCAACCTGGTAATCCTTCATATCAAATACTTCACCATCAAGGTCTTGACATATTTGGC